CCGCAGTTCAACCAGCACAAGCGCGACTACCTGTCGGCACGCTGGATTCCGCAGGGCTGGCAGTGGGTCGATCCGAAAAAGGAATTCGACGCAATGCTCACGGCTATTCGCGCCGGGCTCTTGTCTCGCTCGGAAGCCATCTCCGCCTTCGGCTACGACGCCGAGGACATCGACCGCGAAATTGCCGCTGACAACGCCCGCGCCGATGAGCTCGGACTGGTGTTCGATTCTGATCCGCGCCACGACAAGCAACCGATTGCAGCGGTGGGCACGCAACCTGTCACGCCACCGCAATACCTACAGGACGATTGATATGACCCTCATCCATCTGGCGTCGCGCCTCTACGGCACGCCGCTGCTCATCGCGCGCCCCAAACTCGACGTGATCCTCTCGGTGCTGGGCTCACGCATCGGCCTGCACCACCCGAGCCTGCCCGATCTGGACATGGCCATGCCCGCGCCACGCCAACCCACCACATCGGCGCAGGCAGGCATTGCCGTGATCCCGGTGGTCGGCACGCTGGTCAAACGGGCGATGGGCATCGAGGCCGCGTCTGGCCTGATGTCCTACGACGAGATCGACGACCGGCTGGATGCGGCGCTGGCCGACCCGCAGATCGGCGGCATTCTGTTCGAGCTAGATTCGCCCGGCGGCGAAGCCGGTGGCGTGTTCGAACTGGCGCAACGCATCCGTGCCGCAAGCCGAATCAAGCCGATCTGGGCGCACGCCAACGATGCGGCGTACTCGGCGGCCTACGCCATTGCCGCCGCCTGCCAGCGCCTGACGCTGTCGCAAACCGGCGGCGTCGGCTCGATTGGCGTGATCGCGCTGCACGTCGATCAGTCGGTGAAGGACGCCAAAGACGGCATTTCCTACACATCCATCTACGCTGGTGGCCACAAGAACGATTTCTCGCCGCACGAACCCTTGAGCCCGCAGGCCAGCACGGTGCTGCAGACCGAAGTGGATCGGCTCTACGCCATCTTCGTGAATCAGGTTGCCGCGATGCGCGGCCTCGATGCCGCCGCCGTGCGCACCACCGAAGCGGGTGTGTTCTACGGCGATCAAGCGGTGGCGGCAGGTCTCGCCGATGCGGTGCTGCCGCTCGATCAGGTGCTCGTCGAATTTGCCGACACGCTGGCGTCGCAGCGCCGCTTGGCGCAGTCGGGGTTGGCACGCGCCTCGCCTTCGAATCCCACCTCAACCGTCACATCCCGAAGTACCTTTTTCACCCTGGAGAACCCCATGACCGACCACGACCCGCAACACGACGAAACGCTCAACCCCAACGATTCCACCCCGCAAGACGCGCCACAGCAACCCGAAGCCGATCCGCTACCGACAGCTTCCGCCAGCGCCGCGTTGACCGCAGCGCGTGCCAGTGGCCTCAGCCAGGCACAAGCCATCGCCGAACTCTGCCTGCTCGCAGGCCAGCCACAGCGCACGGCGGAGTTTCTCACCGCTGGATTGTCCGAAGCGCAGGTGCGCCGCAGCCTGCTCGATGCACGCGCAGAACAACTCGACATCACTTCGCGCATCACCGCCGATGCTGGGACGTCGTTGCGTCCCGAGCACAGCCCGGTGGTGGCCGCTGCCAAGAAACTCGCCCACAAGGAGTAAGCCATGACCGCCATTGCCCAACCCAAGAACCTCGGTGACGTCCTGAAGTACGAAGCGCCGAACCTCTATTCGCGTGAAATCGACACCGTTGCCGCCGCCCAGAACCTCGGCATCGGCACCGTGGTCGGTCGGGACACCACCACCGCCAAGCTCAAGGCCTTCGATCCATCAGCCACAGACGGCAGCGAAATCGCCATCGGTGTGCTTGGTAACGACGTGGATGCAACGTTGATCGACCGCGACGACGCGATCCTGATCGCCCGTCACGCCATTGTCGCGCGCGGCGCGCTGATCTGGCCGATCGGCATCACGCCCGCGCAGAAGTCCTCTGCCGAAGCGCATCTGACCTTCCTCGGCGTGCTGGTTCGCGACAGCGCCTGATCGCATTCCCCTCGTTTCACTCCCCCGATGACCCGCCGCTGGCGGGTTTCGCTTTTTCTGGAGAACCCAAATGCAGAACCCTTTTGAAAACCCCGGCTTCTCGATGGCCAGCCTCACCACCGCCATCAACCTCTTGCCCAACCGCTACGGGCGGCTGGAGCAATTGAATCTGTTTCCCGCCAAGCCGACGCGCACCCGGCAGATCATCGTCGAGGAGTTCGCCGGTCGCCTGAACCTCTTGCCGACTCGCGCGCCGGGTTCGCCCGGCACGGTGGGCGAGCGCGGCCAGCGCAAGCTGCGCTCTTTCGTGATTCCGCACATTCCGCACGACGACGTTGTGCTGCCGGAGGAAGTGCAAGGCCTGCGCGCCTTCGGCTCGGAAACCGAGATGGAAGCCATCGGCGGCGTCATGGCCCGCCATCTGGAGACGATGCGCAACAAGCACGCCATCACCCTGGAGCATCTGCGCATGGGTGCATTGAAGGGCAAGATTCTCGATGCCGATGGCAGTCCGCTGGTCGATCTGTTCGGCGAGTTCGACATCACCGCGCAAAGCGTGCCCTTCGAGTTCTCCACCACCACCGACAACGGCAAGCTCAAGGAAGCCTGTCTGGAGTTGCTGGGGCTGATGGAAGGCGGCTTGGCCGGTGAGTTCTCGACCGGCCTCCACGTCCTGTGCTCGCCCGAGTTCTTCCGTGCGCTCGTGACCCACAAGGAAGTCAGAACCGCCTACCAGAACTGGCAGCAAGGCGCGGTGCTGATCAACGACATGCGCGCAGGCTTCAACTACAGCGGCGTCACCTTCGAGGAATACCGAGGTCAGGCGTCCTTCGTGCAACCTGATGGCACGCTGGGCACGCGCCGCTTCATCGCCGCCGGTGAAGCCCACGCCTTCCCGCTGGGCACGGTGGATACCTTTGCCACCTATTTCGCCCCGGCGGATTTCAACGAAACGGTGAACACGCTGGGTCAGTCGCTCTACGCCAAGCAGGAACCACGCAAGTTCGACCGGGGCACCGATCTGCACACGCAGAGCAATCCGCTGCCGATGTGCCACCGCCCCGGCGTACTGATCAAGCTGACCTCGGCTTGATGGACGTAACGACACTCTACGAGGCCGCGCGCAACGCCGGGCTGCTCACTGCCGTTACGGTGGCGGGCAGCCCGGTGGTGTATTGCGGCTTTCGCGCCCCGGATGAAACCGTGCTCGAGGGCATTGCACTGTCGCGTGACTACCAGCTCGACTACCCGGCGGCGTGGCTGATGCTGGCCGCTGGCGACACCGTCGACATCGCGGGCACGAGCTATCAGGTGCGCGAGGTGCGCGCCATTGGCGATGGCACCGAGCAACGGGCGTCGCTCTCCAAACTCTGAGGAATTCCCGATGAACTCCATCCGCGAGCGTGTCTTGCGGGAGGTGGTCGCGCGCCTGTCCGCCGCCGTGGCACCGGCAACGGTGCTGCGGATGCCAACCGCGCCCGTGTCACGCGACGCCAGCCCGGCGCTGGTGCTGGTGGCGGAAAGCGACAGCATCACCGCCCACGCCAATCAACTGGTCGACCGCCAGTTGGTCATCCGCATCGCCGTAATCGCGCGTGGTGTCGATGCCTTCGACGCCGCCGACCAGCTGCTAGTGGCCGCACACCGGGCGCTGCTGGTCGATTCCAACCTCGGCAGCCTGGTGCTGGCGGTGCGCGAAATCGACTGCGAGTGGGATGTTGATGACGCCGACGCTGGGGCTGTCGCATTGCCCGCCCGCTACGAAATCCGCTACCGCACCCACGCCCTCGACCTCACCCAAACAGGATGAATCCATGTACATCGAACTTCTGAAACCCCACACCCACGCGGCCAAGAGCCACGCCGTGGGTGACCGCCTTGAACTCAATGAGGCCAGCGCCCGCTGGCTGATCGCGCAGAGCGTGGCCAAAACGGCTGCCTCCGCCATTGATTCCAAACCCAATCGCCGCGATGCCACGTCCGGCACCACCCAAGGAGACTGACCATGGCTTACTTTTCTGGACAAGGCCGCGTCTATATCGGCGCACGCGACATCGACGGCAATCCGGCAGGCCTGACCTTCGTCGGCAACGTGCCCGAACTCAAAGTCTCCTTGTCGGTGGACACCATCGAGCATCAGGAAGCGCAGTCCGGCCAGCGCCTGACCGACCTGCAACTCATCAAGACCAAGAAAGGCGAATTTGCCTGCACGCTG